ATGACGATCAGGAACCATTGCAGCACGCAGGCGCTGATACGCTGTCCGAACCAGTCGACCTATTGCAAGACATTCGTGCCGGAGTTCATCAAGGCCTGCATGATCCAGAACGGCGCCGCGCCTGAATACATCCTGCTTCTGACGCGGTGATCAGCTGCCGATCGCCTTGACGCCCAGTTCGCCGTTGATGGTCGGCGCGATCTTGAGCGCGTCCGAGATGATCGCTTGCAGCCGCACAAGGTCGGCCGGCTCAAAGACGAGGAACAGTTCGTCCTCGTCGAAGCAGCCGTCGCGGCTGGTACCGTCTTCCATCGGTTGCGACGAGCCGTACTCGAGCATGTGCTCCAGCCGATCCGCCCATTCTCCGCTATCAGCACCCATGTCGATATTTACCAGGTCCTGATAAAGCCAGTCGATCGGCCTGCCCTGATCGACCTCGATCGTCTCGTCCTTTCGCATCAGGCCATCAAAGTACCAAGGCTTGCCCTTGGAGTAGAGGACGCCTGCCGGCAGGTTCATAAAGTCGTCACGCCTGAAAATCCGCATCATCCCCTCCCGGCGCGCCAGGACACCATCTTCGCCATCGCCGAGCGGGCGAGTTCGGGGTGCAGGCCGAGATAGTGTTTCAGGATCTCGTCGATCGACTTCAGGCTGTGGCCAGTGACCGCGGCGATCTCGAACTTGTCGCACCTTGCGCGCGCCAGCCAGGTGACGGCCGTGTCGCGCAGGTCCTGGTCGCGGAAGTCCTTCAGCGAGGGCGTCAGCTCGACGCCGGCGGCGGCCAGGCGGGCGCGAATGTCGACGCCCTTGAGCAGGCGCTTCGCCATCACGGTCGGCTCGTTGCGGCCGTCGATCGTCTCCAGCGCGCCGGTGGCGATCGCGACGCGCAGCACGCGGAAGACCTTGCGGTAGTAGTGCTCGTTCCACGGGCGGCGATGGCGCTCGTCGAGCAGCACATGCGGATAGTTGACCCGCCAGTCGCGCCGGCGGGCCCGCATGGCGGCCAGGCGGGCAATCCATTCGGGATCCTGCACCGGGATCAGCAGCGGCTGGCCATGTTTCTTTCCCTGCCGGAACAGGATGCCCTCGGCCGTGACCTGGCCATCGGTGAGCGCCAGGCGGTCGTTCTGGCGCTGGCCCGACATCAGGCCGAGCAGGACCGCGTCGGCGACGTCGGGGAAGCCGAGCGCGTCGCAGCCCTTGATCAGCGCCGCCATCTCCTCCGGTTCGCCGCAGCGCAGGCGCGGCTCCAGCGCCGGCAGCGTTTCCGAGCGCTCGACGGGATTGACTGGCACCAGCGCCTTGCGCAGGCCGAAGCCATAGGCGGCCGAGAGCAGCGCCCGCACCGAGCGGGCCACGGCAAGCCCGCTCTCGACCTCGATGCGATCGAGGATCCTGTCCAGGACAGGCGAGGTGACGGCCGCCGCCGCCTCGTGCCAGACGCGGCCGTCATTGTGGCGCTCGAGCGCGGCTGCCGCGGCGCGATAGTAGCGCACCGTGTTCGGCTTGACCGGCCGGCGCTTCTTCTTGCCCTCGACCTGGGCTTCGCCGCGCATGCGCGGCTGGGCAAGGAATTTTTCCACCACCTGCGAAACGCTGATCAGGTTCAGTGTCCTCACGGCCGCACCGCCGCCTGCCGGCGGCTGGCCTCCGGACGGGGCGCTTCGCGACGGGCTAGCGCCCTGTAGCTGCCGCGCGCGGCGGCGCTCGGTCATCTCGGCCTGGCGCGCTTTCGACCAGGCGATCGCCTCGTCGAGGCTGAACCACGGCCCGACCGGGCGGCCGGCGGCGTCGCGCGGCGGGTGGCGCAGATCCTCGCCATGATAGCCCATCTCGCGATGCACCGCCGAGGCGAAGAAGCGAGGCCGGCCGTCGCGCCAGGTGACGAGAGGAATGCGGATGGTGACTTTGCCCATGGACGCCATGTCAGCCTCGCTTCGGGTGAAATGTCAAAGGTGCTGGCGCGTCTTGCGCATGTGCTCGACAAATTCGTCCTGGTAGAGCCCGACGATCGCCGACAACAACACCGGATCGCCCTCCGCTCGCGAGATCTGCGCTGCCAGCGAGGCGAGCGTCTGCATCTGTAGCCGCAGGATCGCCTGTATCACGTCGCCTATCTCTGCCTTTGGCCGGCGCAGCTCGTCATTGACCCATGCGGTGAAATGGGAAATCCACTCGCCTGCTGCACCGCGTGCCATGATCCGGGTCATCTCGTCCGGCGACGTCAGTGCCGCTGCCAGCGCGTCGTCGCCGTTGGCAAATCCTTCCTTGTGATGAACTGCTTCCATGATCGGCTCCTGGTTGATTGAAAAAAATACGGGGCGGGCACTCGTTACGCAGCCCGCCCCGTCAGGGTGAACCGGGGTCGCGCCCAAGGAGCTGGGGGTTAGCTTCAGGGCCGCCGGTTCGCGGGAACTCCTAGCCGAGGGGGGTATCGACCTCGGCAGGGAGGGGTTTACGCGGTTCGGACGGGCGGGCCGGCACGGGCGCCAGGCCGTCGAAGCGCGAAAGCAATTCGTCTGTCTCCTCCAGCGAGAGCTGGATCCAGCGGCCGCCCGGCACATCCTGCCGGCAGACGCCGTCGATCACCAGGTAGCGGTAAACGGGAAACTTCATTTTGTCCTCCTTGCAGTCGGACCCTGGGTCGAGCCGACGGTCTCGCCCCGTCCTTCCGGACCCTCCGGAGAAAAGCCGAAGCCCTTGGGCACCGGCAGGGCGTAGAGATTGAGGCCGAGCGCCAGGCCGAGCAGGATGCCGACCGAGGCGGCGATGGCGACGAGGGGGCCGCAGAGGAACGCCAGGTTCATTGTCCGGTCCTCTCGGCCTTTTGTTTCGCAGCGAGATAGGCGCGGCCCTTGTCGGTGATCACGCGCCGACTTTTCGGGCCGCGGCCCTTGGCGCCGGCCTCAGCGAGAAAGCCGCGATCGAAGACCAAACGGGAGACCACAACTGGACCGTGATAGGTGAAGCAATGGTCCGGATCGATCCAGCCGGCGACCGTATAACAAAGGCCGCCCTTGGCGTCGGCATTCAGGGCGGCCTGCAGGGCCGCTTCCATTTTCGGCGTCATGTCCGTTTCCTCGCCAGGATAACGGCGCGGACGTCCTTGCCGGCGCCGGTGAGCACCAGCTGCGGATTGCGGCCGGCGGTGTCGACGCGCGCCAGGTGGCGGGCGATCAAGCGCTTGGCGGTGTCGAGACTGATGCGACTGCCGGAGCCCGCCACCCAGCCGCCGGTGCGGCGGATGAAACGACCGGTGCCCAGCTTGTCGAGCGCCCGCTTGTCGGCATCGCCAAGCGCCACGGCGTCGGGAAGGAAAGCCGGCGCGGTCATTGCCGATACTCCTCTTCGAGCGCCTGGATGCTGAGCTCGAGCGCGCCGCCGGAGACGGTCACGGCTTCGTCGGCCCGGGGCTGCCAGGTGCGGCCGTTGGTTTCGATCCAGCGCAGCACGGCGGCGCGGGAGTAGCGGTTGAGCCCGGGCAGGCGGCCAGGGAAGCCCTGTTCGCGCTCCAGCGCGTCGCGGCGTTCGAGAAAGTGTCGCTCGGTCCAGCCGAGCATATCGGCCACCTGGCGCGCATAGAGGACGGGGCGCAGAACCACCACATCCTCGGCACCGCTCAGGGGTTTGACTGGCGCATTCATGTGCAAATCACTCCCGCGTTGAGGAAACGCGCGGAAGATGTGACGGTTTGTGACTTCGTGTCAAGAAAATTCACGTGATGTTGCGACACACGTGAAACATCATGATGCTCGGCATCATAACATCTCGCAAATGCGAGATAATTCAATTCTGACTTAGGTCAGGCTGCGCGGCGCGGTCGGAAGGATGTGACGACGACGCCGCGCAGCACAACGGGATCGCGGCCGACATGCAGAGGCCGCAGCAGGCCGGCATCGAGTGAAGCGGCAATGAGATAGGGGTCCTCGAAGATGCGCATGATGGTGCGCGCCCCACCCTTGTCGTCGAAGACCTGGGCGCAGACGACGTCACCGGGTCGTGCCTCCGCATTGAGATCGACCATCAGCACATCGCCCTCAAGATAACCCGCATTCTCCAGCGCGCGTGAGCGCAGGATCCAAGGGTCGAGGCCATTGGCGTCGCGCCGCACTGCGGAAATTGCGGCGCTGATCGGCTCATGCACGCCCGACGCCGTGTAGGGAACGGCTTCGCCTTCGCCGAAGCCGCGCGGCTTAACCGGCGCGCGCGTATCATAGGGCGTGATACCGCTCGCCTCCGCAATCTTTTCCACCGAACGGGTGGAGAGCTGCTTCACGTTGTCGGGATCATTGCGGAACTTCGACAGGGTCGACGGATCGACGCCTGAAAACTCCGCGAGCTGGCTCATGTTCCAGTTGCGGTGCAGCAGCACCGCCTCGAACCATGCCAGTTGTTTTCGCCGCAGGTTTTCCACAAGCGCGAGCATTAGGCGGCGATACTCCACAACAAAATCGCGCGAATGATCACTTGACAGAATGGCACAAATCACAATTTGTCACGTTCCGATAGAGGAGCAGCGACGAAAATGACCTTCTGGGAAAAGGTGGAAGTGCGGCGCAAAAGCCTCGACGGTTTCAGCCGGGCCGAAATGGCCCGCCGCGCCGGCATTTCCGAAAGCACCGTCACCTACGGCTTGAAGCGCGGCTCGCGCCCCAATCCTTCCGTGCGCCGCCAGGTCGAGCTCGTGCTGCAGCTCGAGGAAGAGGTGCAGCGCCAGGACAAGGAAACCGCGGCCTAGCCGCACCAAGAAGAGGACCAACACATGCGTGCATTCACCGACACAAAGGTCACCAAGGCGGCGCTGATCTCCAGTCTGGAGGCTCATGCGGCCAACGACGCGTTTCGGCAGGGCCGCTACTGGGAGGACGGCAAGGGCTGCGCGGTCGGCTGCAGCCTGCACGATTTCGGGGCGCGGACGAACGATCATGGCGCCTACGAGCCGCTGTTCGGCATTCCGCGCATTCTGGCGCGGCTCGAGGACTCGATCTTCGAGGGCCTGCCGGTCGAGCAGGCGAAGCTTTGGCCGCTGCGCTTTGCCAGGGCGGTGCCAGAAGGCGCGGACCTGTCGCTCGTCTGGCCGAAATTCGCGGTGTGGCTGCTTGTGGACAAGGACTATGGCGTGGTGAAATTCGCAAACGAAAAGAGTAAGTTAACCATTGAAGCCGTCGCCGCGCTTTACCAGCGCGTGGTCGACGGAGAGAAGGTCGACAAGAAAGAATTCGCCGCCGCCGCCGCCGCCGCCACCGACGCCACCGACGCCGCCGACGCCGCCGCCGCCGCCGACGCCGCCTACGCCGCCTACGCCGCCGCCTACGCCGCCTACGCCGCCGCCTACGCCGCCGCCGCCGCCGACGCCGCCGCCGCCTACGCCGCCGCCGACGCCGCCGCCGCCGCCTACGCCGCCGCCGCCGCCTACGCCGCGTATCGAAACGGTGAAGGGGGACGGGGAGTCGCCCGGATCGGGCAGGCCGACAAGCTGATCGAGCTTCTGGCTGCGGCATGACAAAGATCACCGCGCAACATCGTTCCCGGCTTCTCGGCAGCGTCTCGCTCCACGCCCTGGCGCGGGCGCTGCAGGCCTCGGCCGCAGGCCGCAAGCCCGACCGGGCGCCGCGCCGCGTGGCGCGCCCCGTCCGGAGGCCTCCGGCCGCGAGGACAAGAACATGATCGAGTGCTGCGTCTCCGACGTCTTCACCGGCCAGTATCGCGACGAGGCGGCGTTCATGGCGGCGCTTGCCGATGCACTCAACATCGAATGCGCCCGCGAGAACATCCGTCATGTCGAGATCGTGTCGGTGGACTGGCGCAAGGCCGAGCCGCCGGCGGCCACCGTGTGCATCCGGCCCGGCGGCAGCGCCGGTCTCGCCAGCGTCGAGCGGCTGCGGGCGGCCTATACCCAGGCGCGCAAGGCCGCGCAGAAGACGGAAACCGTCGCGCGCTCGGTGCGCGAACTGGAAGAGCAGGGGAGGTTGATTTGAGACCGTTCGACCGCGAGGGGGAAGCGGATGGCCGCAAGCGTCTCAGGTCGCACTGGCCGCCGCGTCTGAAGCAAACGGTGCAGGTCGAGCTTCCCGACTGGCTCTATGCCGACATTTACCTCTGCGCGAAGGCCGAAGGATGGAGCCTTGGCGACGAGATCAGATCGCGGCTCCGTCAGGTCAAGGCCGATCGAGAGGTGATTGATGCGCAGGTTGACAGCGCGAGGACCTCCTGATGCCCGCGATGCAGATCTCGTTTGCGGTCGAGGAGCGCGTGTTCAAGGGGCTGCAGGCCCGCGCCGTGAAGATGAACCTGCGGGCGGCGCAATATGCGCAGCGCCTGTTCGAGGCGGCCTATTTCGTCCGCGTCGTCCAGGAGCGCGGCGAGACGGCCGAGGATGTGGCCCTCGACCGCCAGGTGCGGCAGGTGTTCATGCTCGCCGACTGCGAGGCCGAGTTCATCGCCGAGGCGGTGGGCATACCGGCCGCGCGGGCGGAGAAGATCCTCTCCGGCTGGCGGACCTATTTCGCCGGGGAAGGGTCTTCTGCCTCACGGGGCGCGCCGGCTGCTGCGCAGCCTGCCCCTCCGGCGGGGCGGCCGACGCCGGCCGACGGCCTAGCGGCCTACGGAAAGGACGTCCAGGCCCGGGAGAGGCCGGACGCGGCGAAGGCCGAAGGTGCGGCGGCAGGGGCAAAGACGGCCGCCGCACCTGTCCGTTCTTCTGCCTCGCGGGCCGAAGGCCTAGCGCCCTGTATACCCCCCCCTGTGACCGCGGCGGGCGGATATCCCGTCGAGCGGATCCGCGAGATGTGGGCCGCCGGAAAGAGCGTCAAGAACATCGCCGAGGCCATCGGCAAGACCGAAGGGGCGATGTCTGTGTGGGCATTCAAGCATCGCGACGTCTGCCCCATGCGCCGGCCGAAGGGAGCTAGGGCATGAATGATATCTCGCACCTCCGGATGCACAAGCAGAAGTTCCGCCACCTGCCAGACGAGGGCGTCTTTGGCGACTGTTACCGCACGTGCATCGCCTGCCTGCTCATGCTGGACCCGGAGGACGTGCCTCACGAACATAGGCAGATGGGCGCTGAGGAGTTCGTGGCCTTCTATCGAGGATGGTTACATGATCACGGCATTCACCGCCTCGTGATACCGCTCGCAACGCAGAGCGTTGAGGAGGCGCTGCGGACTGCGGAGATATTCAGCGACGGCGTTCCCTACATCTTTTTGGGCACCAGCCGGACTGGCGTGAACCACGCCGTGATCGGACACGACGGCGCGATCGTGCATGATCCATCTTTGACCGACGCCGGCATTATCGGCCCCTGCGATGACGGGTATTTCTGGGTTGAATGGCTGGTCAGTCCCGCCTGGTCTCAGGCCGCTAGGCCGTCCGCAGGCCCCGCCGGAGGCCAGCCGCCGGCAGGCGGCGAACAGGCCGTGAGGCAGTCATGAGCACCGACACGATGCTGCCGATCCTGCGCCAGATGCACGAGGCGGATCCGCGCGGGCAGGCGGCGTTGCTGCTGATGATGCCGCAGGCAGTTATCCTCAAACATGCCGAGCCGCTGAAGGCGGCCTGCCGCCGGAGCGGCCTCGATGCCGGCATCATCTATGTCGACCTGTGGGTGGCCGCGATGCTGGCGACGCGAACAGCGACGGGTAGCTGGCGGTTCGAGATTTATCAGCCGCTCAAGACCGTCAGCGCCGACCTGGCAAATTTTGCCGCCGCCGCGGCGCCGCCTTCGATCGAGATCTGACCTCTCTTCTCCTCCCGAGGGGTCAGCGTGTTGCGTCCGCGTTTTCCAGTGTCCGGCCGTCGCCTTGCCGCAGGCGCGGCGGCCGTTTCGCTTCGCCGCCCGGTTCCTCGTTTCCGGGCGGCGGAGCCTTTCGCGGCAGGGAAGGCGGCATGGGCAACGACAGACGACAGAAACGGCGCGGCCTTGTGCCGACGATCTCGGCACTCGCGGCCTTCCATCGCTGCGCCCATGTGGTGGCGGACGTGACGGGCGTGCCCTTCCGCGACATCGCCGGCAATGCCGGCCCCGGCACGATGCGCCGGCCGCCCGTGCGCTTCGCCCGCGCGGCCGCGCTCTACCTTACCGTCACCAGCGGCGACGTGCGCCAGGGCCGGCTTGCCCGCGCGCTCGGCCGGCCGCGCTGCAAGCTGGTGCTGCATGTGCAGCGGATCGAGAACGACCGCGACATCCCCGCGATCGACGCGCTGCTGGCCCGCATGGAGGCGATGCTGGGATGAGGGCTCTCGATCTGTTCTGCTGCGCGGGGGGGGGCAAGCGAAGGGCTGGTTCGAGCCGGCTTCACCGTTACTGGGGTGGATATAAAACGTCGCTCCAATTATCCATACGATTTCATCGAGGCTGATGCCGTGAGCCTCGACATCGATCTATCGCAGTTCGACTTCATCTGGGCCTCGCCGCCCTGTCAGCGCTATTCCGTGGCGACGAAGTCGCAAAGGGACTATCGCCCAGAAGACTATCCGGACCTTGTCGACCCAATCCGCCGCAAGTTGGCGGGTCACCCCTACACCTGCATCGAGAACGTAATCGGTGCGCCGTTGCGGCGCGACCTGGTCCTTACCGGGCCTTCGGTCGGGCTCGACCGCATCGAGCGGAAACGCGCGTTCGAACTGTCCTTTCCCGTTCTTGGGCCGGGCGCGCCTCCGTTGCCGAGATCGGCCTGGACGAGCGGCAAGGCTATCACCATCACCACGTCGCTCTCATGCAAGAGCCACTTCTATCCGCGCAAGAGGGCCGGTCTGCCCGGTCGCGTCCCGGCCACGGAAGCGGCCGCAGCGATGGGGATCTTCCGGCCCATGACCGGGCATGAAGTCGGAGAGGCTATCCCGCCCGCCTATGCCGAGTTCATCGCCCGCGAAGCCATCCGTCAGGGTTGCGGCAAAAGGGCTGCGGCATGAAAGGCCCCGATTTCTCCGAGATCAAGGACCGGCTGCTGCGCGAGATCAAGGATCTCGCCAAGGAGCTCGTGCCGGACGGGGTGGAGAACGGCGACTACTGGATCGGCCGCAGTCCGCTGCGCGCCGACCGGCGGGCGGGCTCGTTCTGGATCCGCATCTCCGGCCGCACGGCGATCGGGGCGTGGAAGGACGAGGCGACCGGCGAGACGAGCGACATCATCAACCTGATCAAGCTGGTGAAGCGCCACGACACGATGGCCGAGACGCGCAAATGGTGCATGCGCCGGCTCGGCATGACGGCCGGCCCGGCCGAGCCGCCGCTGTCGGCCGAGGAGCAGGCGGCGCGCGCGGCACAGCGCCAGGCCGAGATCGAGCAGCGGGCGCGCGAGGACGCGGCGGCACTTGCCAAGCGATCGAGCCGCGCCTTCGGCAAGTGGCTGAAGGCGCAAAAGCTGTCGCCGGCGACGTTTGCGGGCTCGCTTCCCGACCTATATTTCCGCTCCCGCGCGCTCGACCTGGCGCGCGACCTGATCGCGCGCGGCCGCCCGCTGCCGGGCTGCCTGCGCTTCTTTCCGGCGCTGGACTACCAGACGGATGCCGGCGAACTGATCGAGCTTCCCTGCATCGCGGCGCTGATGACCGGCCCGGCCGGCACCGGCCAGGCGCTGCACCAGACATGGCTCAAGCCGGACGGCACGGGCAAGGCCGAGCTGCCAGATCCCGAAAACAACAAGGCGCGCAAGATCTGGGGGCCGCCCAACGGCGCGGTGATGCGGCTGGCCAAGGGCGCCGGCGAGCTGACGCCGGAGGAGGCGGCCCGCCAGGGCGTCAAGGGGCCGCTGGTGGTGACCGAGGGGCTGGAGGACGGGCTTTCGGTGATGCTGGCCCTGCCGGCCTATCGCGTGTGGGCGGCGGGCACGCTCGGCAATATCGGCAATGTGCCGGTGCTGCCCTGCATCGACCGCATCATCGTGGCGGCCGACAACGACTGGGGCAAGCCCCAGGCGATGAGCGCGCTCGAGCGCGGGATCCACAGACTGAAATCGCAGGGCGTGCCGGTGAGGGTCGCGCGCGCGCCCAGGGGCAAGGACATGAACGACCTTCTCAAAGGAGAAACGATATGAACAGTCTCGAAGCCGGCGACCGCGAAGCGGCCGCCGTGCAGAAAACGCCGCATCGCGTGACGCTGGACCAGCTGCAGGCGAAGATCGCGACGGAATATACGTTCACCGCCGACGCCGCAGTTAGAACCCTCACCGGCGCCGCCGCCGCTGGACAGGCGCCCGGGGTCGAGCAGCTGAAGACGCTGACCATCTGCATCCTCGTGACGACAAGCGGCTTCACGCTGCTCGGCAAGAGCGCGCCGGCCGATCCGGAAAACTTCGACGCGGAGCTGGGCGCGCATTTCGCCCGCGAGGACGCCTTGCGGCAGCTCTGGCCACTGGAAGGCTACCTGTTGCGCGAAAAGTTGCACGAGGGGAGCCAATCATGAGACGCACATTGATCGCCGCCACTGCCATCCAGGCAGCGAGGTTTGCCACCGGCATGGAGCCGTTGTCGAAGGCCGGCTGCTTCCAGTTCATGCAGCTTTACGATTACGGCCATGAGCGAGGCTGGCCCTCGGTCGAGACGCTGACGAGGAAGGCTGTCGAGATCGCCGGCATTTCGCCGCCTGCCTGGCTTTCGCAAATGATGCAGGTGGGTCTTTCCACCTTCCGCGCCGTCGGCCTCGCGCTCGACCCGTTCTACGAGGCCGACCAGGCTGGCGACCCGACATGGGACCAGGTGCTGTTTCCGGAGCCGACGCTGCCGCCGGACGCGCTGTTGCATGCATCCGTTCACAAGGCAGTGAATGAGACGATGGACGAGCTCGGCCTCGAAAACATCGACGAGCTCTTCGACATGGCAGTTGTCGGCAGGTTCATGGCCATCCATCACGCCGACGAACTCGAAGCCATCAGGGCGGCAATGCTCGAAAGTCTCAATCCTCCAGGAGAACCCGACATGGACCCGAACAGCGTCGAGGCGCGCACGAAGGCCGCGCAGGCGGCAATGGACGAGGAGATCGCGCAGGCGACGGGAGGCGAGAATGGCAGCGTGGCGACCGACCCTGACGAAACAGCAGATGCTGCTGCAGCAGCGGCGGATGCGCCTGCCGACCCTGCCGCCGCCCCGCCTGCCAAGGCCGGCGCCGCCACGTCCAGGAAGCGCAAGTAAGTAGCAGGACAGCATGCCGGCAAAGAAGCAGGGCGGCGCGGACGGCGCGCCGCCCCCGACCCCTTCGTCCCTCGACGCGGACGCCGACTGGCGATCGACGTGGGGCGGCGACGGCTATGACGGCAAGGACGCCGTCGCGGCCGCCGTGCTCGACGCAGACGTGGACGATCGGCTGGCGGATCTCGGCGCGGACGATCCGCGCCCCGGCCAGGCGCTCAATGGCGTCAAGCCCGGCGAATGGCAGCCGGGCGACGACGGCCTGCCGCCCGACTGTCCCGTGCTGCCGCTCGGCACCGAGGACGGCACGTTCTTTTTCCTCGACACGATCGGCCAGCTGCGGGCGCTGAAGGATGGCGAGATGGGACAATCCGGCCTCAACGCGCTGTTCATGGGCCGGCAGCACTGGCTCTACTGGGCGTTTCCGAAGCGCAATTCCGCCGGCGACGTCACCTCCTGGCGGCCGGAGAAGGTGCGCGAGATCCTGATGGCGGCCTGTGCGCGCAAGGGCGCGTGGAGCTCGGCCGACCGGGTGCGCGGCCGCGGCGTGTGGCGATCGCCCAAGGGCGGGCTGATCGTGCATTGCGGCGACCGGCTGATCGACCGCGACGGCGAGCTCGAGCTCGGCGAGCTCGACGGCATGGTCTATCCAACCAGGCCGCCGATCGCGCGACCATGGCCGACGTCGCTTGCCGGCAAGCCCGGGCCGATGCTGCGGCTCTTGCCCTATTTCCAGTCGTGGAACTGGTCGCGGCCGGAGCTCGACCCGATCCTCCTGACCGGTTGGATCGGCATCGCCTGGCTGTCCGGCGCGCTGGACTGGCGGCCGGCCGCCGACGTGCTGGGCGACAAGGGCACCGGCAAGACGACGCTGCAGCGCGGCGTGCGCGGCCTGTTCGGCGCCGGCATGATCCGCTCCTCCGACGCCACCAAGGCCGGCATCAGCCAAAAGCTCAAATTCGACTGCCTGCCGGTGGCGCTCGACGAGTTCGAGGCGGTCAAGAACCCGAAGAAGGAACGCGACATCCTCGACCTGATGCGGATCTCCGCGTCGGGCGACGAGATCCTGCGCGGCGGCGACAACCACAAGGGCACCGAATTCGCCGGCCGCTCCGCCTTCCTGTTCAGCCAGGTGAACCTGCCGCCGCTGGAGGCGACCGAACTGTCGCGCATGGCGATCCTGCGGCTGAAGAAGCTCCGCCCCGGCAAGGAACAGCCGGTGATCACCGACGACGAGATCGCCGAGCTGGGGCGCAAGATGATGCGCCGGATGATGGACGGCTGGCCCCGCTGGGTCGAGACGCTGACCCGCTGGCGCGGCTTCCTCGCCTCGTGCGGCCACGATGCGCGCAGCCAGGACACGTTCGGCGCGCTGATGACCTCGGCCGACATCCTGATCGGCGAGGACGCCGATGCGCTCGGCCTGTCGCTCTCGGCCAATGGCGAAGATTTCGACCCGTGGCGGCCGCACCTGGCGATCGAGAACGTGGGCGGCGTCGACGACGACGACGCCAACTGGAAGAAATGCCTGTCCCACATCCTGTCGCAGCGCATCGAGGCCTGGCGCGGCGGCACGCGCCACACGGTGGGCCAGGCGCTCGTCGAGTTCTTCGAGGGCGACGTCACCAACCCGACGCTCGACGCCAACGGCGCGTGCTCGCTGCTCGAGCAGACGGGGCTGAAACTGCTGGCACCGAAGGACACCGGCATGAAGAACTTCGAGTTCTTCGTGCCGTGCCACCATCCGCTCGTCAACGAGCTGATGCGCGGCTCGAAATGGCAGGGCGAGCTCGGCGCCGGCAGCTGGACCGACGCGCTGCGGCAGGCCGAGGACGCCGAGGGGCGGCCGATCTGGCGGCACGCCAGCGCGCGGATCCACGGCGAGAAGAAGAAGGGCACCGCATTTGCCCTGATCGACATCCTGGCGAAGGAGAAGGACGAGTGAGCGAGCAGGAAGCTTTGATGGCGCTTCGCGCCTCATATCGGAACTATAAGCGCTCTTGCAAAATCACCAAGCAAGTAGAGCAGCGCCGGCTGGCACGCAATCCCGACCTGCATTACTCGGCACTCAGCGTTCCGGGCTGGATATACTATCCGGGCCGCGACAGCGTGGCACGCTCTCAATGAGCTTGATATTCCCCGCCATGCGACGTCGACAGATGCCCAGTGAGCGCGCCCTGGCTCAAGCGATCGTGCCGGCCGATGACGCGGCGCGCGGCGGCTCGACCGGGTGTCAGGCCATGAAAAAACCTGCGGCCCAGCAGGGCCGCTCCGCTCTGTCCCGCGTGCACGCGGGGCAGGGGGACGCCGGCCGCTCCGCGCCCCGCACCCTGACCCGGCGAGCCGGAAACGTAACACTTCTCGCCCTGACCCCAAGGTCTCAGGGAAGAAAAACCGCGCTTTCGGGTGCGGGTGGAACCGTGGAACCGATGCCGGTTCCACTATGGGTTCCACCTAAGGCGCTGATAAGATTGATGAAATCGACAAGTGGAACCGTGGAACCGTGGAACCGGGGAAACTCACGTATGCGCACACGCGCGCGCGGGCGCGATTGGTTCCACGGTTCCACGGTTCCAGAGGGAGATATTGATAGGGAATTCAAATCGTTGGGTGGAACCGGGAGTGGAACCCGGCCGGTTCCACAATTGAATATGGGGGCGATATGAGCGGCGAAAAGGGACGCGCGGTCGAGGGTGCGCTGCAACTGGACGCTGCAGCGGCCGAGCTGTCGCGGACGGTCGCGGAGCCGGACGAGATCCAGCTGCCGATGTTCCGCGAGCAGAGCGTGTTCGGCAAGGTGGTGACGCCGGAAGGGCACGTCGTGAAGCGCAGCGGGCCGGGGAGACCGAGGGGAAGCCAGAACCGCACCACCCGCGACCTGGTGCGGCTGATTGAGGCGACCGGGCGCAACCCGATACTGGCCATGGCCGAGATCGTCGCCACGCCGATCGACGTGATCGCCCGCACGCTGGGCTGCAAGAAGATCGAGGCGGCCGAGTATCACCGCAAGGTCATGTCCGACCTGGCGCCCTACGTGGCGCAGAAGCTGCCGACAGCCGTGCAGCTGAGCGGCGCGAACGCCGGCATGCTCGTCGTCAACCTGGGTGGCGACCAGCAGGCGCTGGGGCTTCAGATGGCGCTTGCCGCACGGCAGATCGACATTGAGCAAAATCAAGCACTTAGCGACGACGAGGCCGACGCGCCTCACGACGCCACGCCTCACGAGGACGGTAAGTAGATGAAAACACAGGACAAACCAGCGATATGCCAGATGATCGGAATTCAGCGGGTCACGCCCTGCGCGCTCGACCTGGCGACGGCGCTGGGCGGCGCATTCCGTCCGGACCCTCCCCCCTCGATCGCCCAGGCGCAGGGCAGGGGGGTATCCCCGAAATCGGGTTCCGCTCTGCCTAGCATGGAGGCCTGTGCGAGTTTCGGCCTCGAAACAGGATCGTTTTTCCCTGCCCAGGGCGGAAAATTGAATTCGCTGGCGACTGGGTTGGGGGGCGGGGCGGGGCCGGCGCCACGTTGGTTCCTCGACGCGATGGCCGAGAAGGTCGGGGCGATCGTTCGGGAGATGCTCACATGAGCACCGATCCGGCGATCCTAGAGCTCTACCGCCGCGCCGCAAGCGAGAAGTGGGATATCAACAGCTACCAGTCGCCAGGGCCGGTCGCCTCGGCCTTCATGCGCGATCGCGAGAACAATGTCAGGGGGATCATGGGGCCGATCGGCTCCGGCAAGACCAACGTCAACTTCTTCGACAAGCTGGTGCTCGCCACCGAGATGCCGGTCTGTACTCGAGGCCCGTTTGCGGGCGCAAAGCTGCACCGCCACCTCGAGGTGCGCGACACCTATGCCAATCTGTGGGGAACGACCATCAAGAGCTGGTGGGCGTGGTTCGGACCCGACGTCGGCCTGTGGAACGGCGGCGAGGGGCGCAAGGCGACGCATCAGTTGACCTTCGACCAGCCGGACGGCTCGCTGCTGCATTTCGAGGTCATCTTCCAGGCGATCCAAGACGCCGATGTGGACGCCGCGCTGCGCGGCATCGAGTTCACGACGGCGAACATGGGCGAGGCCGACCAGCAGTCCGGCGACGTGCTGCCCTATCTGATCGGCCGCGCGCTGCAGCAGCGCTTCCCGCCGAAGCGCTTCTTTGAGCCTGGCACGAACTACTACACCGGCGTCACGCTCGACCTGAACCCGCCCGACACCGACAACTGGATATACGACGTCTTCGAGGAGAAGAAGCCGCCTGGGCATAAGCTTTACAAGCAGCCATCCGGCCGCTCGGCCCAGGGCGAGAACCGGCAGGCGATCGCCCGCGAAACCTACGAGAAGATGGCCGAGACGAACCGGCACCGGCCGGACTGGGTCAAGCGCATGGTCGACGGCCTATGGGGGCCGAGCCGCGACGGCGAGCCGGTCTACCCGGAATATGACGACACCCGGCATGCGGCCGAGGACGATCTTCTTCCCATTCCCGGCCTGAAGCTGCGCCTCGGCTTCGACCAGGGGGTGCGCGGGCCGGCGATGGTCGTGGCGCAGTGGACGCCGATCGGGCAGCTGCGGATCCTCGACGAGTATTGTCCCGGCCGCATCGGGCCGACCGGCTTCGCCCGCGGTTGCAAGCTGCTGCTCGCCGACCGCTATCGCGGCTTCGACGTCGAGCGGGCGACGGGCGATCCGGCGGGCTTTTCCGGAGCCGACAGCGAGACCGGCGATCTGTCCTTCTTCGGCACGATCGAACAGGGCACAGGCATCGTCATCACACCGGCCGAGAGCAACGAGCTGCACATTCGCCAGGACGGCGTGCGCCAGCTCCTGCGCTACTTCCCGCGGCCGGACACGCCCGGGCTGCTGGTCTCCCGCCGGGCAAAGATGATCCGCAAGGGCTTCAACTCGCACTACCGCTACCGCAAGCGGCGCGGCGTCAATGCCGGCACCGACCCGATCCCGGAGAAGAACGAATACTCCAATCCGCATGACGGCCTGCAATATGTCGTCATGGACCTGGTCGGGCTCGAAGGGATCAAGCGCGGCGAGCTGATGGGCGGGCGCGGCGACAGCATCGGCGCGAGCGATGATGACGACGAGGCCGGCGGCACGGTCGAGGCGAAGACGAATTTCAGCGTGTGGAATACGTGATGAGCAAGGGCTGCCCGCACAATGATGTTAAGCATTGTCCGCTCTACCATGCGATGCATGTGCCGAACGGCGCCAGCTGCGACGATGGAAAGATCGATGACGGAGACTGCGCCGTTGCGCGGGGAATGAACTATGCGCGCCAGGTCGAGAAGCTTCGGGTTCAATGTCCCGGCCTAGTTGAGGCTGCCGAGTGGCGGAAAGCAATCGACGCCCGATCGGGTCAGCAGCAGCGAAATCTGCGCATGAACGGGATCCATTGATGCACTTCGCGCCGGCGACGATCGCGGATCTCGCGGCGATGCGGCCGTTCATGGCGCGGCGCTACTGGCGGCTGATGGCGCAGCAGGTCGCCGGAACCCTGTGCTGGACATTGTGGAACGGCGGCGAGCGGCGGGCGCTGTGCGGCATCGAGGTGCTGCCCGGCGGCGAGCTCGAATGCTTCCTGGTGCTGCCGGCGGCCGCGCGGCCGTCGATCGCGGAAACGCGGTTCCTGCTGATGTCGGCCGCGCTTCACTTTCCCGATCGCGAGATCATCGCGCGGATCCGCGAGGGGAACGACGCCGGCCACCGCATGGCGACGATGGCCGGCTTCGAGCCGACAGGGCAGTTCCTCGACGAGGGAAGGACGATCCGCACCTGGCGTCGGCCGAGGTTTGTGGAGTGACAGACCTGAAACGTAACACCCTCGCATGCCCGCCTAGCATCGCGCCGTTCCATGGAGATCGACGCGATGGAAGCCCTTTTCGGCAAATCCGGCCCTTCGGACAGCGAGAAAGCCATCCAGAAAGACCGGATGGACGCCGCCAACCGCGCCAACGCCGAGGCCGATCAGCGCGCCGGCATTGCCGCCCGCGTCGGTTCGCTGCGCCGCTCGCTCGCCTTCCGCGATGGCAAGAAGGGCACGCTCGGCGGCTGATGGCATCCAAGGCAAAACCCGGGCGCGGCCAGACGGTCAATCCGTCGCAGGAGCCCGCCAACGACAACCGGATCAAGAAGGTCCAGGCCAATTGCGAGCGCGCCTATACCAGGTGCCAGCCGCACAAGGGGCTGCTCGACCAGCTCTACGAATATGTGATCCCGTATCGCGCGCCGGCGGGAACGCAGACAGCCTCGACCGACGATCGTGTCGACCGGATCTTCGACGGCACGGCCACCAAGGCCGCCTTCCGCTTCGCCGGCCGGATGAGCCAGGACGTGACGCCGGCCTTCCAGCGCTTTTTCGAACTGAAGATCGGCCCCTATCTCAATGTCCAGGGCGACGCCAAGAAGCAGCTCGAGGAGGAGCTGGGAACCATCACCTCGAAAGTGATGGCGGTGCTCGAGGCGGCGCAGTTCTCCGTTGCCGCCAACGAGATGTATCTCGACCTGTTCGGCGGCACGGGCGCGATGCTGATGCCGGAGGACGATCGCGACGTGCTGCGCTTCGTCTCCGTGCCGATCGGCGAGCTCGCCTTGCGCGAGGACGGGCTCGGCCGGGTGAACGGGATCTACTGGCGCAAGGAATTCGAGGCCGGCGACGTCGCCACCATGTGGCCCGAAGCCAAGATGACGATCTCCGACAGCCTGGCCAAGATCATCAAGGAGGAACCCTCCCAGCTCGTCACGATCGTGCAGGCGACGGAATACGACGCCACGTCCGGCCAGTGGCATTTCGACGCCTACCGGCCCGACAATTGCGAGGAAGGCCCGATCTATTCCACCACGGAAAACACCTGCCCGTGGCTGACGCCGCGTTTCTGGAAGGTGCCCGGCGAGGCGATGGGCCGCGGCCCCGGCCTGACCGGCCTGCCGACAGCCAAGACGCTGAACAAGGTCACCGAGCTGACGATCAAGGCGGCCGCCTTCGCGATCCTCGGCCTCTGGACCTACAAGAACGACCGCGTGTTCAATCCGAAGACGGCCCGCATGAAGCCCGGCGCGTTCTGGGCTGTCGGCTCGACCGGCGGCAATATGGGCGCGTCGGTGCAGCGGCTCGACGTGCCCGGCCGTTTCGACATTTCGAACCTGATCCTGCAGGATCTGCGGGAAGCCCTGAAACAGGCAATGCTCGATGACACGCTGCCGCCCGACAGCGGCGCGGTGCGCTCGGCCACCGAGATCGTCGAGAGGATGAAGCGCCTGTCGGCCGACCTGTCGGGCGCCTATGCGCGCATGGTCCTCGAGATCGTGCGGCCTCTCATCCAGCGCGTCATCGACGTTCTGTTCCGGCGCAACCTGATCGACACCAGCCTGAAGATCGACCAGCTCCTGACCCGCGTCGAGGTGATCTCGCCGATCGCCAAGCTGCAGCAGGCGCAGGACGTGTCCGGCATCGTCGACTGGCTGCAGATCATCCTGTCGATCGGCGGGCCGCAGATCATGATGCTGACGGCCAAGGTCGAGGAGATCTTCGCGGAGATCGGGCGCAAGCTTGGCGTCTCGGAGACCATGATCCGTTCCGACACGGAAAAGAAGGAAATCCAGAAGGTCGTGGCCGCGCTGATCGCGGCCGAACAGATGCGGCCGCAGGCGCCGCCGGGCGGCGCACCGCCTCCGGGCGAGCTGCGGGCGGCGGCTTAGCGGGGGCGGCGGATGGCAAGAGACCAGCACGGACTGGACGCGGAACCGGGCAGCGAGGACGATCCGCTCTCGAACGCCGAGCCTTCGGTCGAGAAGATGCTCGAGCAGGTCATGCGCGATGCCTTTCCCGGCTGGAAAGGCATCGAGACCAGCGGCCAGGCGATGGCGAAGCAGCGCAACGAGCAGGCGCTGCAGCTGAAGAAACAGGCCAACGACTTCCGCGACTGCTTCTGCACACCGGCCGGCCTCCGCGTGCTCGAGCACATGCTCGACACGACGCTGCGCGCCAGCCCCTATCCCGTCGAGGCGCAGCTTTCGATGGACGTCATCACCCCGCTGGTGATCGCGCACGATGCCCAATGCAACTTCGTGCGCGCCATTTTCGATGCGATCCGCCAGGCGGGGCCGATCGCCAGCACACAAACCGATGGAGAGCAGGATGGCAGGCACAGGAGAACACGGTCTCGACCCGAGCCCCGAAATGACGGCGCAGGACAACCCCGGCGGCGCAGGCGCACCGGCGCCTAGCGCGCCAGCGCCCGGCGCGACCGATCCGACGCAGGGCGGAAAGACGCTGCCGATCGGCGGCGCGGACGGCGGCGCCGGCGTCTACAGGCCGGACGGCATCGAGGAACATCTTCTCGGCCAGAGCAACGAGGAGACGATCGACAAGGTGCTGGCCCGGATGAACGGGCTGCGCAGCGAGCTGGCGAAGAAGGGACCGGAAGCGGCCGGCCGGCCGGAAAAGCCGGACGGCTATCAATGGAACTGGAGCGACCGCGTCAAGGCGAGCGGAACGATCGCCGGCGACGACCAGGCGGTGAAGGCCTTCGCCGAGATCGCCCACGAGCACGAGTTCAGCCAGAAGCAGATCGACGCCATTCCGAAGTTCTTCGACACGCTGGTCGAAAAGGGAATGATCGACGCGCCTTTCGACGCCAACAAGCTGCTCGAGGATCTGGCGCCGGACACCTATCGCGGATCTCCGGAGGAGCGCCGGACCAAGGGGTCAGAGCGGCTGGGCGCCGCCGAGGCCTGGATTAAGCAGCTGACGGCGCAGCAGGGCTTCGACGAACAGATGAAGGGCGAGATGCGGCTGCTGACCACATCAACGGCCGGCGTCAAGGTGCTCGAGCGGCTGATGAACGCAGGCACCAACCCGTCGTTCATGGCCGGCGGCGGCAACGGCCCACAGCCGGCCGTGACCCAGCAGACGGTCGAGGCACGCCTCGCGGATCCGCGCAACGATGCGATGAACCCGAAATTCGATCCGACCTATGCGGAACAGACGCGGGCGATGTTCAAGCAGCTCTATCCCGGCTGATCCGCCCCTTCCCGCGCCATGCGAGCCCGCCGGATGCCCTCCGGCGGGTTTTTGCTTCTGAAACGTAACACCTCGCCTCCCGGCCATAGCCTCCCCGCACGACGGAGGAATGGACCCGGTCGACGAGCGGCACCCGGCCCGAAAGGGAAAGGCCCGCGACATCCCCGGCACTCGGCCCCCGCGACAGCCCATTTTTGCAACCCACGGGGATAACCATGTCGCAGACGGCACCCAACCATTATGTCGAACAGTGGAAGGCGCAGGCCCTTCACGAATACCAGCACGGCGGCTTCGCGCTGCGCAACGTCACCATGCCGCCGGAGAAGATCGTCGGCACCAAGATGCACTTTCCGGTCTTCGGCGTCGGTGAGGCGGAAGAGGACGTGAAGCGTGGCGACACCGCGCGTCCGATCAACGCCAACGACACGACCGTCGAGGTCGAAACCACGAAGGATCGCGCCTTCGAGGAGGTCTACGAGGACGATCTCGACCAGATGACGGTCGCGCGCCAGCAGAACGTGTCCAAGCGCAGCGCCATGGCGCTCGGCCGCGTCCACGACAAGAAGATCATCCGTGCGTTGAAGGCCACGTCGACCACCTATGTCGGCGCGTTCAGCGACCTGATGAGCGTCACCACGCTGGTCAAGGGCAAGCAGCGCCTCATGGCAAACAAGGTGCCTGTCGGCGACGGCCAGGTGTTCTGCGCGGTCGACAGCGTCTCCTGGTCGATGCTGATCGGCGACAAGCGCATCGCGAACGCCGATTATGTCGGGCCCGACCTGCCGCTGGTGAAGGGAGCGCTCGCCAAGACGTGGAACGGCATCCACATCTTCGCGCTCGACGACGACATCGTGCGCGAGGGCAACTCCGCCAACGAGGTGACCTGCATGATGTGGCACCGGTCCTCGATCGGCTTCGGCTATGTCCGCCAGCTCACCGGCAACGTCGTGTGGGACAACCGCAAGGACTGCTGGACCCACAACATGCGCATGCGCAACGGCTCCAAGCTGATCCTGCCGGCCGGCGCCGTGCCGCTGAGGGCCAAATACGTCGCTGACGATATCGCGCTGCCGACGCCGTGACGAATGGCGGGGCGGCTTAGGCCGCCCTCGCTTCCGAGCAATCAGGCCGCTTCGGCCAAACCTGAAGGACTGGACCATGAGAACCATCGACAGCGGCAACACGATTATCCGCCGCAAGGGCGAGGGTGTCAGCTACGGCACCGGCGCCAACATCAAGCAGCTTTGCGACTGGGATCTGTCGAGCAATCGCGACGTCGCGACGATCGAGACGCCCGGCTATTTCAACGACCTGGCCACCGTGCTGCAGAAGGGTGAGGTGCTTTACGGCCGCGTCGACCTCGACGGCACGCCGATGCTGCGCAACTGGATCGTCTCGGCAAACGACGGCACCAACGTGTCGATCACGCGCGAGAGCGATACCGCCGGCGGCGGCGTGCGCGCGGTCGTGCCCACGGCGGACGGCCTGACCACCGGCCTCATCCATGCCAACGACACCTTCGTAGAGGCGACCTCGGCCGACGCAAACCACATCCTGACCTTGCCCACGGCGTCGGAAGCGACGCGCGGCCGCGAGATCAAGATCTGGGTGAAGCCGTCGACCAACTGCGAACTGCGCACGCCGGCCGGGTCCAACCAGACCATCAACAATGTCGACAGCGACGCTTCGGAGGCGCTGCTGACGCATACGCAGCTCTACATCTGCCGGCAGCATCTCGCGACCGGCTGGTTGCTGCAGGCCTTTACGGCGCTGGGCGCGGTCGCAACCGCGATCGTTCCGGACTGAGGAATTTTGTCCTCACGCGCGAAGCGCTCCGGACGGGGCGCTTCGCGACGGCCTAGCGGCCTACGGGGCGCCCTTTTCCCGGACGTCCCACCTTCGGAGAGACAATGGATCGCGTCACCCTCATCAACCGCGCGCTTGCCCGCATCGGCTGTCTGCCGATCCAGTCGATCGGCGATCCCGGCCCGGCCGGAACCGGCGTGCTCGACACCTACGAGGCTGTGCTCGAGGATCTGCTGTCGAAATATCCCTGGCACTTCGCCAAGAAATTCGTGGCGCTGTCACGCCAGACAGAGACGCCGCCTCTGGGATGGAGCTCGAGCTTCCTTCTCCCGCCCGACCGGCTGGCGCTGCCGCGCGCCTATTTCGACGACGCCAGCAGCGACCGGCCGCTGACCCGCTTCGAGGTCGCCGGAAACCGGGTCTACACCGCGACATCCACCCTCTTTGCCGAATACCAGTTCCGGCCCGAACCGAACGACATGCCGGCCTATTTCCGCGAACTCGACACGCTGGCGCTGGCAGCCGAATACGCGCTCGAGATCCGCGAGGACACCCAGCTGCGCCAGGTGCTGCGGCGCGACGCCTACGGGCCGCCGGAGATGCAGGGCGAGGGCGGCCAGTTCAAGGTCGCGGCCGACCTCGATGCGCAGGCGAACCCGTCGCGCCAGGTCGCCGGCGGCGCCAACCCGTTGACCGACAACCGTTCCGGCTATGACGATCCGGACGATGCGCGCTGGGGCTGGTAGCGATGCCCAGGATCACCACCGTCCAGGCGGCCCATACCTACGGCGTGCTCGACCCGCACACGATCGAGCGGCGCGATACCAAGTTCGTCGGCTCCTCGCTGTCGGACGGCGACAACATCGTCATGCTGCCGCAGGGCGGCTACACCGATCGCGGCGGGTCGACCGATGCCGGGCGCGTGCGGCGCGCCTTGAGCGCGATCGCCGTCACCAGCGGCATGATCACGCTGCCGAACGGCGGCACGGCGGCGGACCTGCTCGACCCCGACGAGACGATCACCACGTCCGCGGCCTCGACGACGCGGTTCGTCGTAGCGGAGGTGGATTTCGGCGCGCCGACCGCCGTCACCATGATCGACGTCGGCGGCATCTTCATCGCAACGACCGGCGCGGACAATGCGCTGATCGCCGAATACTGGACCGGCTCCGCCTGGGCAGCCTTCGGCGCACCGGCGAAAATCACCCTGTCGGCGCTCACCCGCCGCATCGCCGTGGGGGCGCCGGGAACAGCCAACATCACCGCGAACAGGTTCCGGATCGCGATCGACGCCACCACGGCCGCGGGCGCCGTGACGCTGGGGTCGCTCGAGTTCAAGGCCGAGAGCGCGACATTGTCGGACGCGATCGAGCGCGACTATGCGCCGGAGCAGGGATCGCCACACACCTATGTCGTCACCGCCGGCAATATCGACGTCTATGAGGGCACGGCGTGGCGCGCGGCGATAGACTTCCCCGCGAGCGAGGCTATCATCCGCGAGATCAAGTTCGAGACGAAGTTCGACACGATCCTGGCCTTCCATGTCGATCTCAGGCCGCAGCAGATCCTGCGACTGGGTGTGTCGACGGAATGGGCGTGCGATGCGATCGCTTTCATCAACATCCCCCGCGCCGACTATGGCGAGATCTATGCAAACGGCGTCACCGCGGTGCAGGAGATCTACACCTACGACATCACTCTGGACGAGAAGTTCGATCTGCTCCTCGAGGGGGAGACGACGGTGGCGATCACGAACCACGTCGGCGACGGCCTTGCGACGGCGGCCGAGATCAAGGCGGCGCTGGAGGGTCTTCCGAATGTCGGTCCCGGCCTGACGGTGACACCGGTTCCCGACGCCACCAATCGCGCATGGAAGGTGGAGTTCACCGGCGACGACAACAAGGACCGGCCCTGGCTGGTCATGTCCGGCACGGCGCTCGAGGACAACGGCTATGTGCGCGTGCGCAACCAGACTAAGGGCAAGGCGGGCGGCGAGGACATCATTTCCGATCTGCGAGGCTGGCCTGCCTTCGGCCGTTTCGCGCAGCAGCGCCTGGTGATGGGCGGGCTTAAGGCCCGGCCGAACGGCATCCTCTGCTCGGTGACGGGAGACCCTTTCGACCTCAACACGGAACTCGCGATCGCGACCGCCGCCTTCTCCTACGATCTCGACGGCACCCTCAACAACGGGCTGCGCGACATGGTCGTGGCGCGCACTCTGGTCTTCTTCGGCGACAAGCAGGTGGTCTATCTCAAGACCCCGAAGCTTTCGGCGACGGAGGTGCCCGAATTTGGGGTGTCCGACGCACCTGGCATAAAGCGCGCCGTGCCGACCGTCTCCAGCGACAATGCGCTGTTCTACGTCCAGGAGGGCGGGACGACGCTGCGGCAGCTCAACTATACCGAGCTCGAGCAGAACTATGTCGGCGACAATGCGAGCGTGCTTTCGGCCTTCCTCATCCGCGACCCGGTCGATATGACCCGCCGCCGCGGCTCGAGCGGGATCGACAGCGACCTGATCATCATGGCGAACGCGGCCGGCACGATGACGGCGCTGACGATGATGCGCACACAGGAAGTGTCGGGTTTCGCGCCATGGTCGACCGATGGTCAGGTGCGCTCGGTCTGCACCGACGACGCCAACGTGACCTGGTGGCTGGTGCAGCGGTCGATCAACGGCGTGGCGCAGATCCGGCGCGAGCGCATGGAGGCCGACAAGCTGCTCGACGAGGCGCGGGAATTCACCTTCATGACCGAGACGCATGTGATCGGCGGCCTGTCGGATTTCAACGGGCGCACTGTCTGGGCGGTGGCGAATGACAGGGTGTTCGGGCCCTATGTGGTCAGCGGCGGCACCATCGACATCGGGGCGGACCATGCCACGCTGGCGGTGCGCGTCGGCACCTGGCGCGCGCCATCGGCGACAGATCCGGCCGTCAGCGTCGAGGAGGAGACGCGGGCACGCCAGGCGCGGCTGAAGCGCGTCAACCGGGCGCGGATTTCCATCCTCGGCACCACCTCTCTCGCGATCGCCGCCAATGGCGCGCCGGCGGTCGACCTGCCGCTGCGCAGCAACCAGGACACGATCCTCGACGAGGGGCCGTTGGCGCGGCCGGTCACCGGCTATGCCGAGGCCGAGGGCATGCACGGTTTCACCGATCACGGCAGGCTGACCGTAACCCAGCTCCACCCCGGCCCCCTGACCGTGCGGTCGGTGACCAAGAACATCGTCGTGTGAGGTGAGATGGAACTCGTCGGCGGACTGTTTCTTTCCCTGCTCGGCGGCGGCTCCACTGCCGCCACGGTCGCGGTTCCCGGCATAGCGGGAGCCTCGACGCTGGTGCCCGCGGCGGCCGGCGGACTGGGCAGCCTGTCGGGCATCGCCTCGACGATCGGCGTCCTGTCGACGATCGGCACCGGCGTCGCGGGCCTCGCGGCCGGCCAGGCGGAAGCCGCGCAGCAGCAATTCGCGTCGCGCGACGAATACATCTCCGGCAAGGAAACGACGGCGGCGCTGAAGAACGAACTGGCGAAGACGATCGCCGACCAGTCGGTGGCGTTCGCCGCCGGCGGCGTCGACCTCGGCTCGGTCTCGGTGCAGGAGGCGAAGCGGCAGGCGACAGCCGACGCCGAGCGCGAGATCGGCATCGCGTCCAACGACGCATTGGCGCGATCGATGGCGCGGCAACGCGCGGCGCGCAATGCCAGGCGCAGGGGCATGATGAACCTGTTCGGCTCGGTGCTCAACGCCGGCGGACAGATCGCGGAGCTGGCGGCCTAGCATGGCGGAGATCCCCACTTTCCAGGCCAAGGCCCCCCGCTCCGGCACGCTGATGGTCGATACCGACACAGGTGCTGCCAGCCTGTTCGCAGGGCTGGCGGAGACGTCGACCCGCCTTGCCGGCACATTGAAGCGCAAGGCGGAGGAGGCGACGAACAAGGCGTCGGCCGAGGAGGCCGCGCTCTACGGCAGCACAGTGGCCATGCCGGGCGTCGACTATGCGTTCCAGCAGCCGGCGGAGGCGGGCGGCATGACGCGGGGCATGTCGGGCGAGATCCGCTCCATCGTGTCGGCCGCGGCGACGCGCCACGGGGTCGATCCGAACGCGCTGCTGCGCATCGCCATGATCGAGAGCAGCGGCAATCCGAAGGCAAAGAACCCAAAATCGTCCGCCGGCGGCCTATTCCAGTTCATCGACAGCACGGCGGCCCAATACGGCCTTGCCGACCGCTACGACCCGGCGCAGGCGGCGGATGCCGCCGCCCGACTTGCACGCGACAATGCCGCCCATCTGCGCAAGGTGCTCGGCCGCGAACCGACCGGAGCGGAACTCTACCTGGCGCATCAGCAGGGCGCGGGCGGCGCGGCGAAGCTGCTGGCGAACCCGAACGCCCCGGCGGCGTCGATCGTGGGCGCGGACGCCGTCGCGCTCAACGGCGGCCAGGCCGGCATGACGGCGGGCGAGTTCGCCGGCCTTTGGCTCAAGAAGGCAGGCGGCCCGGCCGGCTCGGCCACGCCCGGCATCCGCTTGACCGGCGGCCTCGGCCCGCTGCAGCTGCGGCCGGCGGGAACGCCGGGCGCAGAGACCTTCAACAAGATCGCGACCGACATCTACGTGTCGCGCGCGACGACGGCGATCGCCGCGCAGGTGGACGCGCTCGAGCTGCAGCACCAGGGCAATCCGGCCGCGCTCAATGACGCCCTGAAGGCCTTGCGCGCGGGATATGCGGCGGACATGCCGCCGGCGGCGCGCGCGATCGTCGACCAGGCCTTCCAGACGCAGGCAAGCGCGGCGCTGCGCACCGCAGCGAGCGCGGCGCAGAAGCGGCTCGAGGCCGAACACGCCGCCACGGCCGAGGCCGACATCGACGCCAGGGTGACGGCCGCCACCCGGCTCGCAGCCGCGGGCGGCGATGAAAAGGCGGATGCAGATCTCGCGGAGGCGCTTGGCGGCATCGAGGCGCAGATCGAGGCGTCGCCGGCGACACCTGCGCAGAAGAACGCGCGCCGCACCCAGGCGACGCGCGAGATCATGAAAGCGCGCATCGTCGCCGGCTACGACGCATTGCCGGAAGGCGTGCCGCGCGCGGCCTATGTGAAGGCCTTCGACGAGGAATGGAAGGCCGGCAAGGGCTTTGCCGGCAAGCTCGACGGCGCAGGCTATGAGGACGTCCGATCGGACCTGCTCTCCCGGGCAGCGAAGGACGAGACGGCCGCGAACCGCAGGGTGAGCGCGTTCAACAAGGCGCTGGACGGGCAGATGTCCTTCCTCGAGAAGGGCTATCCGGTGGCGCCGGCCGCGATCGACGCGCTGAAACGGGAGGCTGCGCTCTCGACGGATCCGGCGCTTGCCGACGACGTCTCCTTCCTCGAGGCGATGGCGAGCTGGCAGCGCGCCTCGGCCGGCCTGCCGGTCGCCGCGGTGGACGCGCAGATCGCCGCGCATCGCGCCCGCATCGAGAAGGAAGGCGCGAACCCGCGCGCGGTCCAGGCGCTCGACATCATGGAGAAGGCCCGGGCCGAAATGGGCAAGGCGCTCACGACGGATCCGCTGTCCTTCGCCGATCGCGCCGGCCTTGTGCGGGTCGAGCCGCTGGACTTTTCCGACGGCCCGAAGCTGACAGCCTCCCTTTCCGAGCGCGTCGCCGACGCCAGCGCCGTGGCGCAGCGCTACGGCATTGCGCCGCGCTTCTTCACGCCGGCCGAGACCGATGCGCTGAAGAAGACCCTTGCCGAGACGCCGCTGGCGCTGCCCTCGCTCGCCTCGGCCCTGTCGGCCGGCCTCGGCCGCGACGCGCCGCGCGCGCTTGCCGAGATATCCGACGATGCGCCGCTGCTTGCCCATGTCGGGGGGCTTGCCGGCATCACCGGGTCGCAGCGCGCCGCGGTCGAGATCGCCGAGGCGCTCGAAATGCGCCGGCAGCCGGGATACAAGAGCGCGTTGCCGACGCCGTTGAAGATCTCGTCCGCCGCCCAGGCGCATCTCGCGGGCGCGGTGCCTGCCGACACCATGCCGGGCGTGCTGGAGGCGGCGACGGCTCTGTTCGAGCGCAGGGCGGCCGCGCGCGGGATCTCGACCGAGACCTTCGACGAAAATGGCGACGCCGCGCGCGAGCTGTTCCTGAAGGGCCTCGAGGAAGTGACCGGGGCGACCTGGCGCAACGGCGTCAAGTATGGCGGCATGGCGACGGTGAACGGCCGCGCCACGATCGCGCCGCCCGACGTCGCCGCCGACGATCTCGAGGAGATGATGCTCGACCTGACGGGCGACAGCCTGCTTTTCCAGGCTCCGATCGGCACGGCGAACGGCATTCCGATCACGATCGACCAGCTGCGCCGCGGCCAGCTGGTGCGCGTCGGGCCGGAGCGCTATCGCGTCGCACTGGGCGACATCGAGGCTGGCGATCCGAAATTCGTGCCAGCCGCCGACGGCGGATATTGGGAGCTCGACGTCGGCATGCTGTCGCGCACCCATCGGCGGGGATCCGACGCCTGGTCGAGCGTGCGCGAGCGATGAGCTTCTGGTATCGCAGCGATCGCCGGTCGATCGCGGACACATTCGCCGGCGGCGAGGCGTCGATGTCCGACGTCTTTTCGGCCGCCTATGAGCAGATGCGGCTGGTCGACAACACCAATGCCGAACAGGAAGCCCTCGAGGCGGCGCGGGCGCGGCAGATCGAGACCATCTTCGCCGAGACGGGCGTGCGCATCGCCAATCCCGACCTTGCGCCGCAGAACAGCGTCGGCCCGCGCGGCGAGCGCATGGTGCGCAGCCGCGCCGAGGTCGAATATGAGTGGCGGCAGGCGCTGCAGGACGTGGCAAGCGCGCATCCCGACAAGGCCGAGATCATCATGCGGCCGCTCGACCCGGGCGCGGAGGCCCGCCGCGCCGAGGAGCGGCTTGGCGTCGTCGCCGCTTCCCGGCCGGGCCTCGGCACGTTCGCGGCCCAGATCGCGGGCAGCGCGGCCGGCATGCTGCGGGATCCGCTGCAGGTGGGCACGCTGTTGCTTGGCGGCGGCCCGGGCGCAGGCCGAACGGTGGCGACCCGGATCCTGACGGCCGCCACGCGCGAGGCGCTGGTCAACGGCGCGGTCGAGGCGGCAATGCAGCCGCAGGTGCAGGCCTGGCGCGAGAAAGCCGGCCTGGATGCGGGGCTCGACATCGCCTTCCGCAATGTCGGCTTCGCGGCGGCGTTCGGCGGCCTGTTCGGCGCGGCCGGACAGGGGCTTGCCGAGGGCGCGTCGCGGCTCGCGGGACGATCGCTCGACGCCGCCGGCGCGCAGGCGGCCATGGAGCCGGCGATAAGGCCAGAGATCCGCGCGGCGATGAACGGCGACATGGCGGCGGCCCGCGCCGAACTGCCGGAGATCCGCGACAGCCTGCCGGCAGCGGCGCGCGGGGCGCTCGACCATGCCGAGATCCTCGATCATCTCGAGACGAACCGGCCGCGCGTCGCCGCGCCTGAGCGCAACGACGAACTGGTCAGCGAGGCGCATCGCGCCGCCGACGAATTCCGCCAGCCGGACTTCCGGCCGGACGAGGCGCAGATCGCGCGCATTGTCGACGAGATGCTGGGCCCCGAGCCGCTGCCCCTGCCGGCCCGCCAGTCGCTGGTCGAGTTCCTGTCGGCACGCGGCGTGCTCGACCAGAATGGCGAGATGGCGGCGATCGGCGCGCAAGACCTGACGCGCAGCCGCGCGCGGCGCGGCCGGCCCGACCGCCGCATGACGCTCGACCAGGCGCGCGAGGCGGCCGAGGAAGCGGGCTATATCGGCCGCGCCGACGAGACGCAGGTGACGAGCGTGCGCGATCTCCTCGACGCGGTCGACAGGGAGATGCGCGGCGAGAAGATCTTCGCCCGCGAGGACGGCGATGCGCCGGCAGCCCGGGCCGAGCACGAGACGCGGCTTTCGGAACGGCGCGCGGCCGAGGACGTCGTGGCGGAGCTGCAGTCCTATGCCGGCCCGGCGATCGACGATCAGGTGCTGCGGCGCGCCGCCGAGATATCGCTGCGCGACGGCATCGACCCGTTCGACGCGCTGGAGAACGTGTTCGTGCGGATGGACGATGCGGCAGCACCGGCGACGAGGACGGGCGAGATCCCGCCCGGCTGGTCGGACGCCGAGCTCGAGGCGGCCGCCGCCAGGCGCGGCGACCCACCCGGCACCTATGGCGGGCTCGACGATCCGGCCGAATTCGCGGACGCGCCGGCCTTCAGCCGCGAGGAACTGGACGAGTTCGGCGAGCTCGCCATTCCCGGCGACGACGGCGAGCTCGTGCCGCTGGCGACGATGATGGCCGATGTTGCCAAGATCCAGGACGCGGCCCGGATGCTGGAGAACTGCCGTCTATGAGCATCGATGCCTGTCTCGCCAATGCCGTCGACGGCGGCGTGATCGACAAGGCCCAGGCGGCCGAGCTGAAGCGCGAATATGAGCGCCTCGAGCAGGCACGCTCGAACGACGGGCCGTCGATCGCCGCCGAGCAGGCGCGGCTCGACCTTGCCGACATGCTGAAGGCGGAGGCGGAGCACAAGAAGCGCAAGGCGCGCCTGGCGTTGAAGAACATCCGCGAGATCGACGCGGACCTGCGCTCGCACCGCACGCCGGCCGGCAAGGCCGACATCGCGGAAGCCGCGCTCGACAAGCTCGAGCATTTCGGCACGGCGGCGTTTTCGTCCGTCGCCGGCCGGCAGCGCGCCATTCTCGGCATGGCGCATGCCAAGATGGAAGACATGCTGTTCCACTTCCGGCGCGGCGCGGTGGGCGGCGACCGGGCGCGATGGAACCGCGCCGACATGAAGAACGTGTTGCGGGAGGCCTTCGGCGAGGACACGGGCGACCAGGCGGCAAAGGGACTGGCGGCGAGCTGGAAAGACACGGCCGAATGGCTGCGCCAGCGCTTCAATGCCGCCGGCGGCGCGATCGGCAAGCTGGAGAACTGGGGCCTGCCGCAGCACCACGATCCGCGCGCGCTGCGGCGCGCCACCAGACCCGTGTGGAAGGACGCCATCCGGCCGCGGCTCGACATCGCCCGCATGAAGCACCCGCTGACCGGCAAGCCGGTGAACGAACGGGAACTGGACAGGATCCTCGACGAGATCTTCGACACGATCACCACGGAAGGGTGGAACAAGCGGGAGCCGCTGCGGCAGCCCTTCGGCAGGGGCGCGCTCGCCAACCAGCGCGCCGAGCACCGCTTCCTCGTCTTCCGCGATGCGACGGCCTGGCTCGAATACCAGCAGGATTTCGGCGGCGGCGGCGACGTGTTCGCCGCGATGATGGGCCATGTCAACATGATGGCGAAGGACATCGCCGCGATGGAAGTGCTCGGCCCGAACCCGTCCGGCACGATCGAGTTCATGAAACAGGCGGTGCTGAAGGAGGCGCAGAAGGCGGCCGCCGGCCAGGCGGCGCGGCTTGGCGGCGTCAAGCCGAAAAACGCGATCGACAAGGCCAACCATGCGGCCAGGCGCATCGATGCCGTGTGGGGATCGATCCGCGGCACGCTGGAAACGCCGGTGAACGGCCGCTTCGCCAGCGCATTCTCGGCCGCGCGCAGCCTGATCACCGCGAGCGTGCTCGGCCAGGCGGCGATCTCGTCTATTTCCGACGTCGGCACACAGATGATCGCGCGCTCCTTTGCCGGCATCCCGGCGACGAACGCCATTCCGGAGATCGTGCGTTCCTTCGGCCAGATGACGCGGCGGGAGGCGGTGCAGGCAGGCCTGATCCTCGACGCGGCGCAGAACGTGTTCCACCAGCAGGCTCGCTATGTCGGCACGCTGTCCGGCCCGGAATGGGCGTCCTACATCGCCGACCGCGTGCTGACCTGGTCCGGGCTGACGCCGTGGACGCAGGCGGCGCGGCACGCCTTCGGCCTCGCCTTCCAGGCCGAAGTGGCGAACCAAGCGGGAAAGAGCTTCGCCGACATGCCCGAGGCGCTGCGCCGGACCTTCGGCCGCTACGGCATCGGCGAACGGCAATGGGACCTGATGCGGAAGGCCGAGCTGCACGACATGGGCGGCGCGTCGCTGCTGCGGCCGGCCGAGATCGCAGCACGCATGGATCCGGCGATCGCCGAGCGCTATCTCGAGATGATCCAGGCCGAAACGGAATTCGCCGTGCCCTCCGGATCGCACCGGACCCGGTCGACCCTCCTCGACCAGAACCCGCCCGGCACGTTTATCGGCGAGGTGCTGCGCAGCTTCAACCAGTTCAAGTCGTTCGGCGCGGTGTTCGTGCTGCTGCACGGCCGGCGCGTGCACCAGATGATCGCGGGTGGCGAGAAGGCCGCGGGCGCGGTCTATGCGGGCTCGCTGCTGCTGTCGACGACGATCCTTGGCGGCGTCGCGCTGCAGCTGAAGCAGGTCGCGGCCGGCCGGGAGCCGCGCGACCCAGCCGACGTTGCGTTCTGGGGTGCTGCGATCCTGCAGGGCGGCGGCCTCGGCATCTATGGCGATTTCCTGTTCTCCAACGTCAACCGCTATGGCGGCGGTTTCTCGACCACGCTTGCCGGCCCGGTGGTGCAGCGGCTGAACGATCTGTGGAACCTGACCGGCGGCAACGCCGTCCAGCTCGCCAGCGGCGAGAAGACGCATTTCGGGCGCGAGCTGGTGAAGTTCGCCCGCGGCAACATTCCCGGCGGCAACATCTGGTATCTGCGGCTCGCCTTCGAGCGCACCGTGCTCGACCAGGCGCAATGGCTGATGGACCCCGAGGCCAACAAGGCGTTCAAGCGGCAGCAACAGTTCTGGAAGCGCGAGTTCGGCCAGGACTATTTCTGGAAGCCTGGCGAAGTGCTTCCCGGCCGCTGAAACGTAACATCCCGGCCGGCGCCGCTAGTGTCTCCGGGCGCTGCGACGCCATCCCGCCGCGCACTTCCAGCGCCGCCCGGGACCGCCCCTTCCCGGGCGGTTGTTTTTCTCCCGAAACGTAACACCTTCCCGGCAGCGCATAGCCTCGCCGGCCATGACGATTTCATTGAACGATCGTTTCGTCTCGCTCTCGCCATCCGCCGGCACGACGTCGCTCGACTTCGACTTCCGGCTGCAGGGCGATACAGGGCTTGCCGTAACGAGGATCCGCGCCGGCGTCACGACGACGCTCACCAAAGGGGTTGACTGGAGTCTCGCCAGTTCCGGGCCCTCCGGCGGGTCGATCCTGCTTGCAGCGCCTTCCCTCGCGGAGGACGTCTATCGCCTCATCGGCATGGCCGGCATCGAGCGGCTGTCCGACTTCCTCGCGGCCCAGGGCTTCGCCTCCGGCAAATTCAACACGGATCTCGATTACCTGACGCTGATCGCGCAGGAGCTGCGCCGCGACGCCGACCGGGCGTGGAAGAGCGATTTCGGCCAGACGGGGCGCAAGATCGCAACGATCGGTGAAGGCCATTTCTGGAAAGCCGACGCCGAAGGCAACATGGTCGACGGCGGCCCCGCCGACGATATCGAGACCGCGGAGGAGAATGCCGAGGCCGCTTTGGCGGCCAAGGAGGCGGCCGAGGCTGCGCAGGCGTTGGCAGAGGCCGCCCGCGACATCGCGCTCGCGGCCGTGCCGCCGCCGCGATGCGCGACCCGCTCCGTGCTGGCGGCGCTCAATACGGCCGCCTTCACCAGTGCGATCCTGGCCGAGGCCGGCCGAGAAGGAGAGTTCAAGCAGGTGACGGCCGTTTCCGTCGCAGGATGGCTCGCAATCGATACGGACGGCGCCGTCGTCATCGCCTCGACCGAGGACGCGGCCAAAGCCTGGCTGCGCATCGGCGTCACCTATCTCGACCCGCTCTGGTTCGGCTTCGTCGCGGACGGCGTCGACAGCCACGAAGGCGTCCTGCGGTTTCGCGGCAACCATGCAGGCGCGACAGCCTATGTGGCGGGCGATCACGTCAAGGAAAGCGGTCTCGGCTATATGTGCGTCGAGAACCACACGTCCGGCACGTTCGCCACCGATCTGGGCGCAGGCAAATGGGCGGCCGGCGTCTTCACCGGCACGGACAATACGCCGGCGCTTGCCCGCCTGATCGCCTTCCAGAACCTGACCGGCCTGACGATCCGTGCGCAGGAGGGAGACTATCGCTTCGTCAATCCCTCGACCGCCACGAACAGCCCCTATGGAACGCTGACCGGACAGCGTTTCTCGATCGAGGGCCACGGCCGGGTGCGCTTCTTCATCGACGAGGATCTAACCGCCAACAAGAACTACAACTTCTGGAAGACGGACACGGTCGCGACCAATACCAATTATCGCGAGCGGAAGGAATTCCGCGCGGTGAACATCCGCTATCGCGGGCGCTGGTCGCACAAGCCGGGCGGCAACGTGACCCCTGGAAACGAGCCGCGCGCGCATGTCCACTACATCTCCGGCTATGCGCAGCTGACCATCGCCAACTGTCAGTTCGAGGACATTGCCGGCTCGGTCAACCGCATCTTCACATGCGACAACGTGCTTGCCGTCGAGAACAGGTGTTATCGCATCGCCAAGGGCTCGCTGCGCTTCCAGGATTGCAACAACGGCTATGTCGCCGGCAACTATTTCGAGCACTGCGACGACGACATCATCGACGTGCATGCATCGGCCAACGGCATCCGCAAAAACTGGTCGATCGTCGACAATATCGGCTTCGGCTGCGAAAGCATAGTCGGCCTAGGCGCGGCCAACTTCACCGTGCGCGGCAACAAGCAGTATTTCCCGCACGGCAACCCCTATTTCTTCGCACCGTCGCAGACCAGCGAAGGCGACAATGCGTCCTGCGCGGTGTCCTTCATGGACAACCAGGTGTTCAACGGGGTGAACCGCTCGACGGACGGCTCGACCATCGGTGCGCTTGCGCTGGGTGGCGGCGCGACGCTGGGCGGCCTGGCGGCCGATACGATCGCGGGCGCCTATGACGGTTCGTCCAAGATCATCGACCAGATCCAGCTGGATCTGATGAAGAACGTGACGACGTCAGTGCCGCCGTCCATGGCGATCGCGGCGGCCAACAACATCTTCATCCGCACCAAGCCTTCCGGCGTCGCCTACTCGACCTGGGGCGTCGGCCTGATGTTCGGCTCGGAGGGCTTCTTCGATCCGACGATCAGCGAAGCCTCGTTCCTCGAAAACGGGATCGTCATCAATTCCGATGTCCACGGCTTCAAGGTCAACGACAACCAGGCGATCGGTTTCCGCTCCGGCGCGGGCGTGCTCTTGCGGTTCCTATCGTCGGGCGATGCGAGGCACTGGGGTTTCCGCAACGGGCAGATCAACGACAACGTCATCCAGGACTGCCACGACGGCATCGAGACCTCGATCACCTATGGCGGGGCGGCGACGATCAATCTCGACATCGACATCGACGACAATGTGTTCGACCTCGACCCGAAGTGCCTGCAGACGGCGCGGACGGATCTCAATTCGGGCCGCTGGAACTCGGCCGCCGGCACGGCCGACAAGAGCTATGCGATCACGCTCGGCAACACGCTCGGCTATCGCTTCCGCAACAACACGATCCGCAACTGCTACGAGCCCGTCTACAACGACGCCACCAAGGTCAAGGGTGTTTATGCCGGAAACACGGTGATCTGCCAGCCGGTATCCGACGGCCATGCCTACCAGGCCAACAATCGCGGCGTGGCCGTGCCCTATCGTGCGGGCCTCGGCTTCGGACACCGCTTCGAGGACTGCCAGCCGTCGAGCGCGACCTATGGGCAGGAACTGGCGGACCAGATGCCGCCCGCCTATGTGACGACGCCGCCGAGCGCGGGCTGGGCCATGGCAGGTCTCGTCATTCCGCGCGTCGACCCGGCCGTCGACGGCAACAACATGATGGTGGCGGGCATCATCCGCCTCCTGACCGGCAATGCCTGGGTGGCCGGCACGGACTATGCGCTGATGCGCACCTCGACCGTGTCGCCGGCGACGTGAGGACATGATGGACGATTATCCGCGCTCCCGCCGCCTCGCCCGCCCCAAGCCGCGCAACGAGGATCTGCGCCTGCACCGGCTTATGCGCCGTCACGGCTTCTATCGCGGCGAGATCGACGGCGAATTCGGCCGAAAGACCGACCAGGCGGTGCTGGCCGTGCTGTCGAATGTCGGCGGCGGCCCGGCGCCCGAAGTCTGGCGCGCGATGTCGCAGGCCGAGCAGCGGACGCTGGCGGTGCAGCTGCTGCTGAAGCGCGACGGCCACGACCCCGGCCCGCAAGACGGAATGTGGCGGGACAAGACCAGCAAGGCGCTGGCAAAGGCAGAGAGGGAGTGAGGCGATGACCGTTCCGGCCAAGGCAAACCAGCTCATCACCTTCATCGTGTCGATCGAGGCTCCGGCCGGCTTCGGCACGATCTTCGGCAACCGGCAGAGCGCGCTCAAGAAGCCGCTGACCCAGATGACGATCGACGAGGTGCTGGCGGCGCAGAAGACGTGGTCGACCAAGGCCTGGGCGAGGAAGTTCAAATCGACCGCCGCCTCGTCGGCCGCCGGCGGGCCGCAGTTCATGCGCGCGACGCTGCTGTCGCTGAAGGCGGAGGGCAAGTGCCGCGGCGACGAACCCTTCGACGAGGCGACGCAGCGCCGGCTGGCCTATGCGCTGCTGCAGCGGCGCGGCTTCGACCGCTTCGTCGCCGGCAAGATGAGCCGCGCCGCCTTCGCGCTGGAGCTGGCGAAGGAATGGGCGTCGTTTCCGGTGCTGAAGAAGACGCAAGGCGCGCACCGCATCGTCGCGCGCGGCCAGAGCTACTATGCCGGCGACGGGCTCAACAAGGCGCTGGTGTCTCCCGTGCGCGTGGAGGCGGCGCTGGCGGCCCTTCTGGGGTCGCCGGCTCCCCAGCAGCCCGAACAGCCCAAACCCGCTCCTGCCCCCATTCCCGGCCCGGAGATCGAATATGAGGGGCCAACCATCGACGAGCCGCAAGACGATGCCTCCGCAGAAAAGCCTCTGTCGCGCTCGACGCGGCTGTGGACCTGGCTGACGACGGGCGGCGGCACGGCGCTGCTGCCCTGGGTCGACTGGCGGGTGCAGATGCTGCTGGTGGTGTTGATCGTCGGCCTCGCGATCTACGCGATCGCCACCATGCCGGCGGTGCGCCGCAAGCTGGGGCTGGCGTGATGGACTGGCTTCTTTCCCCGCTCGGCAAGCTGGCGATCGGCGCGGCGGTCGCGGCGGCGATCTTCGGCTGGGCCTATGTCACCGGCCGCGGCGACGGCGCGGCGGCCGTGCGGGACAAGCTCGCGTCCGACCGCATCACCATTCTGAAGGACGGCAAGGAGATCGACCTTGAAACGCTCACTCTTGATGACGCTGGCCTGTGCGCCGTTCTTGGCGGCTGCTAGCTGCCAGACGGTGCCCAGCGCGACCGTGCCGGCCGACGTGCTGGTGTGCATCCCGAAGGCGCCGCCCGCGGTGAATGCGCTGCTGGTCGCCCAGGCGCGGCCGACCGCCGTTGGCCTGGCGCGGCACATGCAGCGCACCGAGCGCTGGGGCTGCGACGGAAGGAAGCCGGCATGAGCTCCGGAGACCTGGCCACGATCATCGGCCTGGGCGGCACGCTGATCGGCATCATCGTGGCGATCGTCGCGCAATACCGCGCCACGGCCGACAAGATCCAGAAGGGCGACGACGCGCTGCACGACCGCATCAACCGGGTGCGCGACGAATATGTGCGCCGCATCGACCTCGACGGCCACCTGGCCCGGCTGGACACCAGCGTCAAGGAACTGCGCGAGGAGACCCGAGAAGGAACTCGCGAGACAAACCGCCGGCTCGACCAGGTGCTTGCGGCGCTAGCGCCGGCGTCACGGCGCAGCACGAGCTGAAGGAGCAACTGACCATGGCCGAGCACACCTTCACCGACAATGGCGAATGGGTGATCCCCTATGCCGCCCAGGAGGGCGCGAGCTACCGCACGCTCGCCTACCAGGGCGACCTGGGCGGCGGAACGCTGTCGGTCGAGACGACGATCGACACCGTGACCGCGCCGGTTCCGGACGGGAAGCTGACGGCCGCGACCCTCGACGCCAATGGCGACGTGGTGAAGAGCTTTCCGTTCAGATGCTCCGGACGGGTCACGGTAAAACTTTCCGGCGCGACCGCGCCCAACGTGAAAGTGGCAGCGCTATGA